CTGGCAACCTCATTGAAAAAGGCGCTGCTGACAACGCGGCCATCCTCGGCTTCCGTGAGGGCGCTGAATACGACGGCTACTTGGATGAGGGCATCGGCCAGATACGCAGGCTTTTCCACAAGACCTCTGTTGGCGGCGCACTGTTCGACTTCTTCGCCCCCTTCGCCAAGACCATCACGAAGATCAGCCGCCGTTCGCTCATGCTCGGCATGCCTAGTCCTCTGTGGTTCGTCTCAAAGCACTTCCGTAAGCGGTTCAACTCCCAAAACCCAGTGGTAAGGAACTTAGCCCGGGCGGAGTTTGCGCTCGCCTCTGCGGTCTACACTACCTTCCTCGCACGGGGCTTCCTCGATGAGGAGGCTGACGAGCGTCGGCGTGAGAAGATCGCGGGCCTGAAGAACCCCGGGGACAGCGTCGTTATCTTTGAGCCGGTCGATGAGACTATTGGCTTCAATGAGGACTTCCAAGGCTGGGTCAAGGTGACCATGAAAGAGAATGGCAAGCTGGAGACCAAGTACTTCCTCCCGCAGGAACTCAACGTGTTCTTCTCCACGGCTATCGCTGCGCAGTCCGTAGGTCGGTACCTTCGAGACGCCGCAGAGGGTGACCACTCCGACAAGAACGGTGTGGGCCATTACTTTCACATGGCCGCGACTGCTGGCACCACCGGCGTCACCCAGAACAACCTGATCGCCAACTTTATGCAGGGCGTAGATCGCTCTATGAAAGCCCTCACGAGTGTCGAGAACGCACAGACGTGGCTCGCGATGAACATCGGCTCGTTCACCCCGGGCGCTCCTGCCGTCAAGCACCTGTCTGCCGACTACGACAAGCTGTTCGGTGATGGTGAGAGCATGCAGTTCAACTCAGACCTTGCGGACGACCGTGGGATGAAACTGAGCGAGAACTTCGCCTACGCTGCTGCTTACCGGCAGCTCACCCGCATGGACGTCAAAGAGTACCTGAACGTCAAACGTGGTCCCTTCGGTTCCCCTCTGCCCACCCGCGGGCGTGGCGTGGCACTGATCGCGAAGGCGGCGGAAGTAGGTCAGGGAGAGATGCTCTTCTCCGACTTCCTCCAGAACGAGATTGGCGTGGATCCTACCCGGCTGCCCCTCAAGGTTATCGAGGGTGGCATCGACCTCAAGGAAATCCGCGTTGCGGACGACCAACGCTCGCTGGGTGACCAGATCCTCCAGCGGCTGTCCGAGGTGACCATCAACGGTGTGACCATCGACGAGCGCATGCTCGAGGAGTTCACGTCTCCCACCAGCGGCCTCGCTACCCGTGAGGCAGAGCTGCAAGAGAGCGTGGAGTACGCCGGTCCTGATCGTGAGGGCATCAAGAAGCGCACGGCGGAGATCATGACAGATCGTGAGGACTACCTCCTCAGCATCTATCGCGAGTACCTCAGCGCAGCCAAGGAGCAGGTCATGTTCGACATGCCGGAGGACGTCCGCCTCGTTGTCGAGGATCGCATTGCACAAACTCAGTCAGACTATGACCTCATGGACAAGTACTACGGGGACTACAAAATGATCCTCGAACAAGAAAACCCTTCAACAAAGGAATAGGTACGAATGGCTACGACGGTAGTTAGCTACAACGGTGACGGGAACACGACGGCCTTCACCTACGCATTCTCAAGCCTCTCAGAGGCCTACGTCGTAACCACAGTAACCACCGCCTCTACAGGCGCTGACGTCACCAGCAACTTCACGGTCTCTCTGGACTACTCCACGTCTACCGTGACGCTGTCCCCTGCCCCGGCTATCGGCGAGACGGTTGAAATCAAACGCTCGACTTCCATTGCTGATGATCTCTTCAGCTTCCCTGCTGGCACCGTCATGAAACCCAGCGATCTCGAGTTTGCCCTGAAGACCAACCGGGACGTATCCGAAGAAGCACGAGACCAAGCATCCCAAGGCCCTGCCGGTCCTCAAGGCCCTCAGGGGCCCGCTGGGGCCACAGGTCCTGCTGGGGCCACCGGCCCTGCTGGGCCTACCGGTCCTCAAGGTGACGCGGGTCCGACTGGGGCCACAGGTCCCGCCGGGGCTACAGGTCCTGCTGGGGCCACGGGTCCTGCCGGTCCTACAGGGGCTGCTGGGGCCGATGGGGCTGACGGGGCCGATGGGTCTGACGGGGCTGCTGCAACCATCTCTGTCGGTACGGTTACTACAGGGGCCTCAGGGACCTCTGCGTCGGTAACCAACTCAGGCACCACGGCGGCAGCCGTCTTTGACTTCACAATCCCTCGTGGTCAGGACGGTACCGGCTCAGGTACGGTGACCTCGGTCGCTACTGGTGGTGGTCTCACCGGGGGTCCTGTGACGTCTTCAGGGACGATTGAACACGCAGACACCTCGACCCAAACGGACATCACAGCCACAACCGACACTTACGTTGATGGGTTGACCTTCGACACCTACGGGCACGTGACGGGCGTTACGACAAGCACAGCCTTTGATGGAGCCTACGGGTCTCTGACGGGCGTTCCGGCAACCTTTACGCCCTCGTCACACACCCATGCGATCTCTGAGGTAACGAACCTCCAGACTGAGCTAAACGCTAAGCAGGACGCATCCTCTGCGTTTGACGGAGCCTATGGGTCTCTGACGGGCGTTCCGACAACCTTTGCACCTTCGTCTCACACACACGCTATCTCTGAGATCACCAACCTCCAGACTGAGCTGAACGCCAAGCAAGATGCTTCTTCAGCCTTCGATGGAGCCTATGGGTCTCTGACAGGTGCGCCTGTGCTCGAGGGGATCGCGACCAACGCGACCTTTACAAACCTCGATGAGGCAAGCGGTAGCGGTACCGCAGGTGACGTGATCCACTGGACCGGCTCGGTCTGGGAGCAAGGGCAACTGGACTACAGTGAGCTGACCGGTACCTCTGCCGTTGTTCTGAACAACGTCGGTACAACCCTCACCGGCAACTACACCGTCAGCGGCAACCTCGACGTCACAAACGGCGAGATCCGTGTCGATACGATTGACCCTAATCCAGACGGCGTTAATGATGCCAGCGGCCCCGGCACCCTGACCATCCTCGGTAACCTTCAGGTCGATGGCACCACAACGACGATTAACTCCACGGAGCTGGTTGTCGATGACCTCAACATCACGCTTGCTTCAGGTGCTGTAAACGCAGCGGCTGCAAACGGTGCAGGCCTCACGGTTGATACCGCCAACGCCACGTTCACCTACGCCAGCAGCGGTGACCACTGGACCATGAACAAGCCCTTGGATCTCGGAGCGCAGGAGCTGCGGTCTGACTACATCAAGGCAACGGGTGACGGATTGGCAGACGGTAAGCTGGACCTTCAGTGTTCCGCTGGGACGCATGCGGTCACTCTCGAGGGCCCAACCCACGACGTCAGTTTTACCGACTACACACTCAAGATGCCGGATGTCGCTCCGCAGGCGGGTCAGATCCTCGCTGCAAAGTCGGACTACGGCACCACGAACAAGCTCGAATTTGTCGAGCCGGGAGCCAGCACTGGCAAAGCCATCGCTATGGCCATCGTATTTGGATAAGGAAAAGAAAACATGACTGCACCAAACGTAGTCGCCGTCGGCACCATCACCGGCAAAACAAATGTGTCGGCTGCGGTGGGCACCTCTGCGACCGATGTGGTCCAGAACGGTGGAACCTCCGGGCACGTCTACAAGGTAAACATGCTGCTCTGCTCCAACATCCTGAGCGCAGCCGCAACGGTTACCGTGGACCTTTACCGGTCCGCCACGGCGTACACCCTCTGCAAGGACGTCTCGATCCCTGCGGGTGCCACGCTCGATGTACTCAACAAGGCAATCTACCTCGAAGAGGGCGACGACCTCCGCGTTACCTGCGGCACGGCGTCCGGCCTCGACGTGGTGGCCAGCTACGAGATCATCTCTGAATAACCCCTCGAGAGACGTGGGGGAGGCCTTCCGGGGTCTCCCCTCAGCTCCCCTATTTAGGAAACTCATATGAGCAAACAAAGATTTCTCGGGGGCCTCCTCGGGGCAAACCCAGTGCGTGACGGGTCGTTTACGGACGGAGAACCGGCCTCGGCTACTTACTCTGGCACCTTTGCTGCTACCGACAGCGACTTCACGCTAGTTGCGGCACCCTACCACACGCAGGCTAAAAACACTGGCTCGTGGAAGAACCGGAGCTTCAGTGAGACGCTGACGGGCACCAACAAGTACTACTGTGAGATACATGTACCGGCTGCTGCGAATAACATTATGATCGGCGTCGCTAACTCCTCACTGCCTTCAACAAGCTACGCAGGCCAGTCAGGTAACAACGGCATCTCGTTCTACTCCTCCAACGGTAACTACTACTATGGAGGCTCAGGTACCGCATACGGGTCTGCGTGGAACAGCGGTGCAAAGACAATCGGCATGGCTATCGATATGGACGCCCGGGAAATCTGGTGGTCTATCGACGGCACTTGGCAAAACTCCTCGGACCCCTCAGCGGGTACCGGCGGGATTGCTATGGCTGGTAACATTGGCACTGGAGACGTCTTCATTAACGTGGCTGACAACTCTGGAACCACCGCTGACTTCCACCTCAACACAGGCGAGAACGGCACCTTCAACGGTGTGCTTACCGCTGGTGGTAACACCGACACTAATGGCCTTGGTGACTTCAAGTACACTGTGCCTACCGGGTTCTCGGTAGCGGCTGCGGTCACGCCGGGTACCACCGCAGCCCGCACGACCTCCAACGTCGGCATCCTGAGCCTCGACGAGGCGGGTCCTGAGGCTAACGAAGGGACAGCCGTAGCAGGCGACGCGAACTGGTCTGACGTGGTGCTGCTGCTGGATGGCGACAACAACTTAACCGACCGCAGCGGCAGCGGTCACAGCATGTCATGGCACCCATCATCGGCTTACCAGTCCGGCGGTAAATTCGGCCAAGCGCTAGACCTCACCAGCACTCATGTGGAAGGCCCCGCAAACAACTCCGATTTCCAATTCGGGACGGGCGACTTCACCATTGAGAGCTGGGTCTATTGGTCTGGCACGCCCTCGTCAGCGGACAAGTGCCTATTCGACAGCCGAACAGCGCCGGGCACTGACAGCGGGCTAGTCTGGTTCTTTCAGGGCAACGCTACCAACGGCATCGTTCATCGCGTTTTTCACAACAACTCGCTCGAAGCGGCTTCAACCTCAAACCCGCTGTCTCCCAACACTTGGCATCACGTTGCCCTTGTGCGGAACGGCAGCACGTTCACATATTACACCGATGGTCAGGCCGCTGGGGCGTTCACGGACACCCGCGCAATAAACCAAACAAACAGCCCGTTTCATATAGGGCACCGTACTGACGAGGCTTCAGGTGTTCGCTTCGGCGGCTACGTCGATGACTTCCGCATCACTAAAGGCGTCGCCCGTGACATTGCGGCTGACTGGGCCGCTGGCGTTTACAGCAGCGCACTCCCTCAAGGCGCACCCGTAGCGGCCAAAGACCTCACCCAGCTCAACTGGGGTGGCATCCGGGGCCGTGACGTTGTGACTAGCTCGGTGGTTACAGCTCCGTGGACACCTGCAGACATCACTTCGGCCACCGTTGTCGGCTGGTTTGACGGCGAGAACGTCAATGGTGGCACCTCTGGCAACAGCGGCGCTACCTCATGGGTCAACCAAATAAGCGGCCAGAACGACCTGAACTTCGAGGGGTCGCCAACTGTCGGTACAGACAAGGTGCGGACGATCAGCGGCTCCTCGTTAATTGAAACAGGTACGGCATCGTTCCAGCAAACCTCCGATTGGCGAGTGTTTATGGCGGCGACCATCAAGGGCAGCTCAGGTGATGCAGGCAACACTTACTACCCGCTGGTCACCTACAATGCCTCGGGAGTAAATTCTGGCGGCTACATTCACTGGAAGGGAGGAAACATCTTCGCCGCATACCCGAATTTCAACAACAACTCTGGAGCATGGGGTAATTTTGACAACTACACACCGAATTATGGAAAGACTTACCAAAACAACCCCGGCGTCTATGATTTCACGGCTTCTACGAGCAGCCCGTGGGAGGTCTCGTTCGATGGTGGGCGTGACATAAAAGCTGGTCCAGCAACCTACACGAACCAGATCGCTGCGGGTCGGCACATGGTCTTTGGCCGAGGCAATGTATTCAACCGCCGAGTAGACGCAGAATACTACCAGATCGTTGTGATACAAGGCACTCTGTCGAGCGGCGACGAGGAAAAACTATACGGCTTCCTTGCGCACAAAGCTGGGTCGCAAAGTGACTTGCCAAACACCAACACTTACCAGAGCGCAGCACCCACGAAAACTTCAGTAGGCGACCCCTCCCTCGCCAACACGGGCATCCTCTCGCTCTCCGAGTTGTTGCAGGCGAGTTATGGTGTTGAGGCTTCCGCGCCCGTCAGCATCGACTACCTCGTTGTCGGCGGCGGTGGCGCTGGTGGTGTTGGCAACCAAGGCTCTAACGTCGAGTGGGGCGGCGGCGGCGGTGCTGGCGGACTGCTTACAAGCCGTAACGGCGGAACGCCGCTCACCTTCAGCGACCAAGACACATTCCAAGTCACAGTTGGCGCAGGCGGCGCTGGCAGCAGCACCACAAACGCAACTGGTGGCTCCGGCGGTCAAAGTGTATTCTCGACTGTGACTGCTGCTGGTGGCGGCGGTGGCGGAGGTGGCACGGCGGGCGCTGGTGGTAGCGGCGGTGGTGGTCGCACAAACAACGTATCTGGTGGCGCAGCAAGTCCAGCGGGACAGGGTAACGCGGGCGCCACAGGTGTGACCGCAAAAGCCGGTGGCGGCGGTGGTGCTGGTGGCGCTCCCACTGGCACAAGCAACGGCGGCGTCGGTGCGCAAAACGACATCACGGGAACCAACACCTATTATGCCGGTGGCGGCGGTGGTATGGTCTGGGGTGGCACCAACACGACAGGCCAAGGCGGTCAGGGTGGCGGTGGCACGGCGCTACAGCACAACGGCGGAAGCGTATCTTCAGTATTATCTATCCCTCAGAACGGCACCGACGGCCGCGGTGGCGGCGGTGGCGGCACGTCATACTACGTCACTGGCTGGACTGGCCGAACAGCCACCTATCCATCTGGCGACGGCGGTGACGGCGTAGTGATACTGCGGATGCCGACGAGCGTGACGCTTACCCAAACGACCGGCAACCTGACTGTTCCGACACCGGTAGCCATCTCCGGCACTAATGATCACTACTACGAGTTCGTAGGTGGTGGGACCAGCGGTACGCTACAGGTAACTCAAACCTAAAACACCCTCTATACGGCCCTCAGAAGCTCACACAGAGCCTCTGGGGGTCTTCCCTATATAACATCCCTCACGAACAGGAGATCCTCTCTATGAGCGATACAAAGCGCTGGTACGCCAGCAAGGCCGTTTGGGCCTCCCTGATCATGCTTCTGTCGATTGCCCTGCGAGCAGCAGGTATCGACCTTGGCCCCTTTGAAGAAGAACTGACCAACATGATCCTCGAGGTTGTGACCGTCGGTGCGGCTGTGCTCGGCCTCTGGGGTCGGATCACCGCGAGTAAACGTCTGACCGCCTGATGGTTGGCTCCTCAGGTGATGGCCAGCCTCATGCTCCACCTCCCTACGACAGCCTCAAGATCTCTCCGGTTGGCTCACCCGACTGGAAGACACGGATTTTGAGGCTCGAGTTTCAGGCGGAGACCCACGACAACCAACTGTCCAACCTGACGGACAAAACCAATGCGATGGCAGATAGCCTCGACAGTATCCAGCGCACCCTCGCGCAGATCCGATGGATCGCTATAGGTGCCGCTGTAGCGCTTACGGCCAAAGAGATGGGACTGATGTCTATCTTGAGTGCCGTGGGTGTCTCTGGGGGATGAGGTTCGCACACCTCTCCCCCTCCCCTCCCTCACTACATAAAAAAAAACATGGAGGCCTCGTGCATGGACATCAAAGATGACCTCGACCTCATTCAGCGTCTGATGACCCAGACGTTCATCGACAAGCTCCAATCAGGTGACGTTACACCTTCGGAACTCAACACCATCCGCCAGTTCCTCCGAGACAACAACATCGTGATCACCCCTGAGAAATCAGCGCAGCTCGGGACCCTTGGTGGTCTGCTGCCTGAGTTCGGCTCAGCAATGGGAGGGGCTGCAACCCATATGAACGGTGGAGACAAAGACCCTGACGACCCAAAAGACACCTTCAACTGACCAAGAACAGACACAGGCCCTCAGCAACCTCCAGCGCATCAAGCAAGACTTCCGAGTGTTCACCTACGTCCTCTGGCGTCACCTGAACCTCCCTGAGCCTACCCCACTCCAATACGACATCGCAGAGTACCTACAGCACGGCCCTAAGAGATCCGTGATCGCAGCCTTCCGAGGCGTAGGGAAATCTTGGCTAACCTCAGCCTTCGTGGTGTGGCTCCTCCTCAACGACCCTGACAAGAAGATCATGGTGGTC